CAATCCCATCACAAAGAACAAACGCCGTCTTGAACGCGAGAGATTTTCTCACTCGCCTGACGAGCCCTTATGTCGAGAACGGCATCAAGGGAGTGAAAAGAGAAGTTCGCGAAGAGGCTCGGCGAGTCTTGAGGCACTTCCCAAGTCTCATTGATATCGCCCAAGCCTCTGATCGATGCCCGGACGTCTTTGAATCACCGTCAGGCTGGCCCGTCGAGCAGGCCCGCATTGAAGAGAAGCCGAAGTGGCTCGACGAAGGCCCAGTCTGGGTCGATCCGCCGTCGGGCTGGCGATACGGCTTCCCGAAACTCTGGGACCGAAAAGGAACTTGCCAAGACTGGATGATCGCCAACGGATACCCAGAGCATCTGGCAAAAAAGGGCTTGCCAGTTCGGTTCATTCAGGCTACAGAAGGGCCATGAGTTGTATGGATACGCGAGATATCGTCGAACGGCTCCGGCACTACGTCGTCTGGGAGCCAGAGGTCGGCGAAACCATGGAAGCCGCCGCGAACGAGATCGAGCGGCTCCGGTCTCTGGTTCGCTTCCAAGACAACGTGATTCGCAGTGGCGACACGGCCACCCTGACAGACGGAGAGCGAGAGGCTCTCGCGTGGGCGTCGTCGTCGCACAAGGACATGGCTCGCTTGCAGATGGCCCTGAAAACTCTTCTCGAAAGGTTCCCCGCACATGACGCTCGATGAACTGATTCTCGCTGTGGAAGACTGGGCCGCTGCTCGTCGGATCGTGCCGAACAGCACGCCCCAGGCTCAACTGATGAAGACCATGAGCGAACTCGGGGAACTGGCTGACGCAACTCTCAAGAACGATCTGGCCGAGAAAGTCGACGGCCTGGGGGACGTTCTCGTGACTCTGATCATCTACGCGAAACTCTCCGGCTTGTCTGTGCGAGGCAGCCTGGACTCTGCGTACCAGACAATCAAAGACCGGCGAGGATATCTCACGCCGGAGGGTGTGTTTGTTAAGGAGGAGTGATGGAGGGGTTCATTTCACTCGCCAGACGGCGAGCGACCGCTGGCGGTCTTTACGAGTCGTGGTGCAAGGGCTGCCGGTGCAAGATGAAGGTGGACTCGCTCCATCTTCTGGAGGAACTGCGAGGCGATGGCCCTTGGTGCCTCGCGTGTGGCGGTGGCGGAGGTGCTGGCAGCGGCTCGTACGGAGGGTCTCCGCAAAGCCGCACTGATAATGCCTACCACGGCGGGCGATATTATTCGGCGGAGTGGGAGGGGTGAACGACATGCCACGCCTGCCATACGGCTACGAAGACAACGTGACCTGCACGACCGACAAGACGGGCCGCATGGTTGTCAACTGGCCCGAAGGAGAGCCACCGGAGGTGAAGTGATGAAGCCCACCCACCTAGTCCTCCTCACGGCCCTCGCGGCGATGTGCCTCGCTCATGGCTGCTGGCGTGTCGCCGTCTGGTACGGCGTCCTGCCGTGCAATCATGCGTGCTACTGGTGCGGCAAGTCGCTGGAGAGCAAATGATGGCAAATAATCGACTCTACCTCCGCGACACCGAGTCTGCAACCATTTTCCTTCCCGAAGCAGCGAATGGAACAGAACTCTGGCTTCTGAATGCAAGCAGCCAGTACAACTACAGCAGCCCTGTCACGATTGAGGGTTTTGGCGCTCTCAATCCCGGCCAATGGATGCTTTTGGTCGCAGTAAGCCCACTTGGGTGGGTTCGTTTTGGCGCAGGCAGTGTGTAACTCGCATGCCTGAGCGATTCTCTTTCTTCCAGCCCAGGCGAGGCCGACAAAGGCCAACCAAACCCAGCGCCTCAAGGCGAGGCTATGGGGGAAAGGCCTGGGAGGCTCTCCGGATCAAGGTGCTGCTCAGGGACAACTGGCAGTGCAAATCATGCGGGAGGCTCTGCACTGATCCCAAGGAGGCTCATTGCGATCATATTAAGCCAAAGAGATTGGGCGGCCTGGACACAATGGAGAATCTGCAATGCCTCTGCGCCAAGTGCAATGCCAAGAAGGTGCATGAGGATGCCAAATCGCATTAGAGGCCCCTGGCTTGCTTTCTAAGGGCCTATTTGTCTGGATAGGCTATCCTGACACCAAAAAAGAAAACTGGCCTTATAAGCGAAATATGGAGGTGGGGCCAAAAAATCAATTCCCCCATATAGGCAAAAAAAATCAAAAATCATCATTTCTAAAAGAACAAGTTTTCAAGTCGAAAAATCGCGAGTTGGGCTTTTTTTGTGGTGTTTTTGAATTACTTCTATTATGGACTTGATCCCAAAACACAGGTTTCACAAGTCACAGGCGGGGCTGCTCCAGATTTCCAATGCCAGTTTCTCGAAATTGGAAAGCCCACTCCTGGCCTGGAAGATTTTTTCTTTACTGGAATCCTCATCTGTGCGAGGCTTGGAGAAGGCCACTCCGGGGGAGTGTCGCGTTTGAAAACCAAAATCGGACCCGGACCCCCGACGAGCCCTTCCGTGAGCGGCCGCAAAACTTTTTAGGGGGGCTTTTTCCCGAGAAAAACGCATGTTTTTGCCGGAAGAGCCCCAGAGTGGCTCGGCCTTCAAAAAAGTAGTCGGGCCTTGAAGAAGTACATCGTTCGGTTCCGGTTCGAGGGCGAGCAGACGTTCGCGGTCGTCCCCGCAACGTCCATGTATCGGGCGCGGCTGCTCGTGCAGGCCCAGTACGGAATCGACATGAAGGACATCGTCTCGATCAATCCAGCCTGACATGGGAAGACCTCCAGTACCGACGAGCATCAAGGTTCTCCGGGGCAACCCCGGCCAGCGGACGATCAACTCCGACGAGCCCAAGCCGCCTCCGGCAGACATCTCGCCTCCGCCACGGCTCGCCGGGCCAGCCCTGGAGAAGTGGAACGAGATCGCTCCCCTGCTCTTCAACATGGGCGTTTTCACCCAGGCCGACCGAGGCGTGATCGAGCGATACTGCCTCCTCCACGAGCAGTGGCTCTACGTCGTGAAACATGTCCAAGAGAACGGGATGACCCAGTTGACTCAGACCGGGTACTCACAACTGACAGCGGAGGGGTCGCTGTTCAAGACTCTCCCGGCGGAACTGATGCGAATCGAGCAGCAGTTCGGAATGACCGCCGCCGCGAGGTCGACCATGAAGGTCTCGAATGCCGCTGCCCCCGAAGACCCGCTGGAAGCGTATATCAAAAGTCGAGGCGCTTAGTCTCGGCTACGATTACTACTTCGACGAGGCCAAGGCGGCACACGCCGTCGGCTTCTTCGAGAACTTTCTGATCCACTCCAAGGGTCAGTTCGCCGGAAAGCCGTTCACCCTCCTGCCCTGGCAGAAGGACGAGGTGATCGAGGAACTCTTCGGCTGGATGCGGGTCGACAACGACCAGCGGAGATTCAGGGTCGGCTACATCGAGGTGCCCAAAAAAAATGGCAAATCGACCCTACTCTCCGGCATCTCGCTCTACATGACCGTGGCGGACTCCGAGCCCGCAGCGGAGTGCTTCGGAGCGGCAACGTCACGCGACCAAGCCGGGATTGTCTACAAGCAGATGGCGGAACTGGTTCGGTCCAGCCCGTTCTTGTCCAAGAGGCTTGAGATCGTCGACTCGCGAAAGACAATCGCCTGCGTGCCAACGAACTCGTTCTGGCGAGTGATCTCCAGCGACTCGCATCGAGCCGAGGGTCTGAACATCCACTCGCTGTGCTACGACGAGTTGCACTCCGCGAAAGACAGGAAACTCTGGGACGCCATCAGGTATGGCGGTATTTCTCGGAGCCAGAGCCTTGTCCTGGCGATCACCACGGCGGGCTACGACAGGTCGTCGATCTGCTACGAGCAGCACGAGCATGCCCTGAAGGTCATGCAAGACCCAAGTCTCGACCCGCAGTACTTCGCCTATGTCGCGGCCGCCACGCCAGAAGACGACTACCGAGACCCGGCTGTCTGGCGTGCTGCAAACCCGTCGTTCGGCGTCACGATGGACGAGGAGAGTTTCAAGGCGGACGTGCGGGAGGCCGAGCAGTCCCCCTCCAGGCTGTCTTCGTTCTTGCGATACCGGCTCAATGTCTGGGTCGCTGGCACCGAGAAGTTCGTGAACCTGACCCAGTGGGAACAGTGCAAGGGCCACCCCGGAATCCTCGACTCCTCGCGAGTCTGGTACGCCGGTCTCGATCTAGCACAGACCTGGGACGTCAATGCGTTCGTGGCTGTCTCGAAAGCCCACGACGAAGTGTTCGATGTGATCTGCAAGTTCTGGATTCCGGCCGACAACGCCGACACGAGGCGGGAAGAAGTGCCGTACATCCAGTGGGCGAAAGACCCGAAGACCGGCTTGACGCTTACCCCTGGCGATACGTGCGACTACGAGTTCATTAAGCGGGACATCTTGAAGTTCGCCAAGGAGCGGACTGTCAGGCGAATCGCCACCGACCCATACAACTCGCACTACCTCGTCCAGCAACTTCAGGCCGAAGGCTTGGACGTGATAGGGTTTAGCCAGAACTTTTCGGCGATGAACGCGCCGACGCGCGCGCTCGACGGGCTGATCTCGCAGGGCCGCTTGCGAACTGGTGACAATCCGATCCTGAACTGGATGGCCGGAAATTGCACGATAAAGACCAATGCCGACGGCTACATCAAGATCGCAAAGCCTGCGGCCATGAGCCCTGCCAGGGTGGACGGAATGATCGCCCTTGTCATGGCGTTGGCTCTTGCCAGCGACGCAGAAGCGGCTCCGAAGATGGCCGACCCGGAGATCATCTTGCTGTGAGGGGGTCGCGATGAGCGAAGAGAACAGGGCCTTGTCTGACATTGTCTGGACACCCGAACGGGGACTCTCCGAGCCCGAGATTCGCGGCATCTCGTGGAACAACTTCCTGCTCTCGGACGAGAGTTACGGCGGCCGGTGGCGAACGGAGTCTGAAGTCCGAGTCACGCCTGACACGGCTCTCCAGTCGACAGTGGTATTGGCCTGCTGCCGCATCTTGTCGGAAACGATCAGTTCCCTGCCGCTCCATGTGTATCGGCGAGTCGGCGACGGAAGCAAAGAGATCGCCAGGGACATCCCCCTGTACCGAGTCTTGTCGTTCGCGCCCAACTCTTGGCAGACCAAGTTCGAGTTCTTCGAGCAGATGGTTATGAACTTGTGCCTGTGGGGGAACTCCTACACGCAGATCAAGTCTGGCCGATATGGCGCCGTCTCGGAACTTATCAACCTCCACCCGTCTCGCATGGACGTGGAGCGGCTCGAAAACGGCCGACTTCGGTACATGTACACGAATCCCGAGACCGGGAGACTTGAGCCGTACACGCAAGACCAGATCATGCACGTCCGGTGGACTGCCGAGCCAGACGGCATCAAGGGCATGGTCCCGGTCGAGGTCGCCCGCGAGGCGATCGCTCTCGCCAGGGCGTGCGAGATTCACGCCGCGAAGTTCTGGGCCAACTCAGCACGACCAGGCATCGTGCTTCAGACGGACGGCTCGCTCTCTCCGGAGGCCGCCGAGCGGCTGCGAGACAACTGGGAGAGACTGCACAAGGGCGTCGACCGGGCCTACAAAACCGCGATCCTCACCAACGGCCTGAAGGTCGAGCCTGTCGGGTTCACGGCAGAGCAGTCGCAGTTCGAGTCGACTCGGAGATTCCAGTCCGAGGAGATCGCCAGGGTCTATCGCCTGCCGGTCAGGCTCGTTCAGGGCCAGTCTGGCGGAAACCCCGAGATCGAAGGGCAAGACTTCGTCACGTACACGCTCGTGCCGTGGCTGCGTCGCATCGAGAGTGCCATCTCTCGGTCGCTGATCTACAACGACGACCTCTTTGTTGCCGAGTTCGATGTTCGCGGGCTGATGCGAGGGGACTCCAACTCCCGTGCGTCGTACTACTCCACGATGACGAACCTGGGCATTTTCTCGATCAACGACTGTCGACGCCTGGAGAACATGCCGCCGCTCGAAAACGGCGACAAGCACTTCGTCGGCATGAACATGCAGACGCTCGAAGATGCTGTCAAGCCCAAGCCTGACCCGATGGCGGCCCCTCCCGGCGGCCCGCCGCCACCCGCACAAGGCGGCGTCCCAAGTCTTCCGGAAGTCAAGACTGGCAAGGCCCCAAACGAGGCCGAGCAGGGCGAGAAGTCTGAGCCCAAGCCTGAGCCCAAGATGGAAGAGGCGATCGAGGAGAAGCGGGCGCTCTCGCCGCAGAACCAAGCCCTGTACGACGCCCAGGAAGAGATCGTCAAAAAGAACGGCCGCTGGCCGCAGCAGGGGGCGAGCGGTGCCCATTACATGGAGCAGAATCCGTTCGCGTCTCGCGGCATCTCATGCCGGAACTGCATCTACTACGAAGAAGGCGGCTCGTGCGAGATCGTCAAGGGAATCATCTCTCCGAATGCGATCTGCAAACTCTGGATCATTCCAGAAGAAAAACTGAGCATGCCGGAGTCTCGGGCATTCTGCCCCACCGGCGAAGGCGGCGGCGTCGATCCGTCGTGCAGCCCTGAGACGAGCGGTAACTCCAAGTCTGAGTCGAAGTCCGGAGTCGACAAAGACAAGGCCGAGAGGATCGCAGAAAAAGCCAGAAAGTCTATTGATCTAACGAATGGCTTCTCGATTCATCCCGTAACTGAAGACAGCCCGACGGTCGGCTACATGGTCGGCGTCGTCAAGGCTGCTGAAGTTGTGATCGACTCGAAGGAAGAAGTCACCGGAGAGTTGATCGCCAAGTTCATGGACGACAACAAGTCTCAGTTCGAGGCTAGGCCAGCGCTGCACGTTGGAGGCTGGATCGACGGTGACTCCGACAAGATTTACCTTGACCTCTCCGAGCAGTTCGATAGCATTGACGATGCGATTGACTCCGCTGAATCCACGGATCAACTCGCGATCTGGGATTTGAATGAGAAGAGAGAGATCAGAAAGGAAGAGTACGATGCCCGACGAACAAGGCCCAAGCAAGCCCGTGCGATTCGACTTCCCGGCGGGGACGTCGGCAGAGAAGATCGCGAAGGCGCTGAACGAAGCACGCGAGAGGGTTCGAGCCGAGCGAGCGGCCAGACAGCAGCAGCAGAAGTCCTCGTCCGAGAACTGAGATCAGCGGGCGACATCGACGTCCCAGATGTCGTTTATCGTTCGCAGGCCGAGAGCCGCGCGGTCGCCGAGTATGACCACGCCTCAGACACGATCTACGTGTCTGAGGCTCTGACTGACGAGGTTGCTGCCTCGTTCCGCCTCGCCGCCGCTCGCGGCTGGCTCTCGCAGGGTAATCCCCTGCTCCACGAACTCGCGCATCGCCACCACGCGATGGCTGACGAAGAGTCGTACGAATCTGCCGAGTCTGTGCAGTTCGACGACGAAGAGACTCGCAGCGTCGCCGCTCGCGTCTCTCGGTACGCCACCACGAGCGGCCGAGAGTTCGTCGCCGAAGTCGTCGCTGGCGTGTGGTCTGGCAATGAGTACGACAGCGAGGTCATGGGCCTGCTGTCTCGTGTCACGAACGGGATGTTCTCTCTGTGATTTTTCTCGAAGAAGAGTTCCGGGCGTTCTGCCCGACGGGCGAAGGCGGCGGCGTTAAGAACGACTGCTCGGCCAATGAAGGCGGGCCAAGGGTCGACAACTCGTGGAAGCGAGAGCAGGAGAAGGTTCTGGTCTCTGGGAAAGACCTGAAGAAGTCTCCTCCAGCCAAGTCGCTCGCGGGCGTGAAGTCTGTGACCATCATGGACGGCGAGTTGGTCAGCAAGTCGCTTCGCGAAGTCGGCGTGACCCTCGATCAAGCAGCCAAGGCGTGCGCTGCTCTCGATCCGGAGTCCGACGTCGTGATCGCTCACGGCGGCATGCGAGAGATCATCGAGTACATGGGGAGCGAAGACCCCGATCGGTACATCGAAGACACTGTCACGTTCGTAAGCACAATGCCAGTCGCGGGCATCGAAGGCGCGGCCAAGACAGCCGCTTCGCTGACTCGCTTCGAGGGCGGCGAACTCGTCATGTCGTACACGATGCTGATGATCAGCGACGAGGCAAAAGCAAAAGCCAGCGTCGCCGTCGCTCGCCACATGATGAAGGGCACGATCGCGAGCATCACGCAAGCCGAGAAGATCGGCGTCACGAGCGTTGAGATGCTGGCGGCGGGGGACAACCGGGACTCTTCTGACTTCAAGGGCTACAGAATCTGGCCCCGGCTGGGATTCAACGGCGTCATCCCGCGACAGCGGATCACTCCGACATGGTCTCTCGCGAGAGGCTTCTTCAACTCATACGGCAGCGGCATTCCAGACAAGATTCTCTCGCCTCGGGCTCGCAAGGAAAAAGCAGCCGGAGCCCTGACGATCCAGTCTCTCTACGAGACCAAAGAGGGGCAGGAGTGGTGGGAGAAGAACGGCGGCGAGATGGAGATGTCGCTGAATGTGGGCGACGCCAAAGACCCAGGCTGGAAGAGATTCACATCGCTTCGCGACAGGTTCTCGAAGCGTGGCCTCGACTTGGCGGACGCATTCTTTGACGTCGAAGCCAGGGCCCTGCTCGACGACGACTGGGTCGAGTACCGCAATGGCGGCTGCGAGAAGGTCGAAGGCGGACGGTTCGCGCCGGGCAACGATTGCGCCTCGGACGGCAGCGGTGGCTCGTCGAGCAAGACCGACGACTCGTGGAAAGAGTCGAATGACTCTGTGTCTTTGTCTGGAAACGATCTCAAAGAGAAGCCTCCATTCGCTGGAGCGGAGAAGGCTGGCCGTGTCGAGATCGCCAACCCGAAGGCCCTCTTGGAGGGCATGGCCCAGGCGGGCGTCAAGTCTCTGGACGATCTCGCCGCCATGGGCGGGGCCACAGTGCGTGGCAGTGAAGTGGTTTTCTCTGGCGCCGGTCACCCAGAAATGGGTGCGTACCTCTCGGTCGAGAACAAAATCCCGGTCTCGCGAAGCGGCGACGGCTCAGAGGGCTACTTCCACGTTGGCGTCTCTGTCTACAAAGAGGGCCGAGAGCATGTCTTGGGCCTCAATGAGATGTTTCCAACTCAGGAGGTCAAAGCCACTCGCGAGCGAGTCGCCAAGGCCACGAGCCTCATGCAGCAGGCGGTCATCGAGTCCATCATGGCCGCAGACAACTCTGGCATCGCTCGCGTCACGATGTCGGCCGCAGGCGGACCTGAATATGACCTCAAGGGGTACAGACTCTGGCCGCAGTTCGGATTCGATGCCCCGCTTGAGCCGAGCCACAAGCACGCCCTGGCGAAGGCACCTCCGGATGTCATCGAGAAAGTCATGCGAGTCGCGAGGCCCGACTTGTTTGCGACCCGCATCAAGCCCTCGGCTGGGGCTCTCGCTGCCGCATTGCCGCAGAGCAACATCAACGTCCAGCACCTTGTTTCGTTCCATGAGGGAGACCTCTGGTGGGACAACAATGGCTCTACGCTCGGCATGGTTCTCGACTTGTCGGACAAAAAGAGTCTTGGCTACGCCAAGTTTCAGAAGCGAGTCTCGCAACTCAAGAAACTTCGTGAAAGAAATCAAGAGCGTTCTTTCTTTCAGTGGCTCGACGAAGAGGCAGAGTTCAGGGCCGGAGCCGACTGCGGCCGCGTCGAAGGCGGCCGGTTTGGGTCGGGCAACGACTGCGCGAGCGAAGACGGGGCGGATTCCCTGCCAGCCGACGACGACGGCGGCCTCGAAATGGACTCCGAAGCAGTCTCCGCGTCGCCGCCGTTCAAGGGCGCAGAGGTTCTGGACTCCTTCAGCGTCAACGACGTTCACTCTCTGAAGGGCCTGCTCGGCGACCTCGGCAAGGTCAAGACAGTCGAGAACGTGGTGGCGATATCCGGCGGCGCTCGCCAGGGAGGCTCAATCTCCATCGACTCATACGGCGAGTCGATCATCGTCAACTCCTCGATTCCGGTCTCGCCCGACGGGTCGGACCAACTCGGCAGCATCAAGAACATGGTGTCGCTGATGAAGGACGACGACGGGAATCTCGTTGTCGCCTACGACAGCATGTCCCTCGACTCTAAGGCCATGTCGTCGATCGATGGAGAGGCGTCCGGAGACTCAGCAGACCGGAGGCGAATCGTCAGTCTCGTTCTTGAGCGAATGACTGAGTCCATGTCGGTGGCCGAGAAGTCCGGCGCCGTTCGCGCTGACACGATCGCTGCCGGGAACTCCGGCAGTGCGTTGCAGGGGTATCGCCTGTGGCCGCAGTTTGGGTTCGACGGACTGCTCGACCGCGCGGACGTCGACGCGATCAAGGCAGATGTCCAGTTGACGCCAGAGCAGAGGCGAAGAGCGAACAGCGGCAGCATGACT